TCTTCACTGGCCGTATGACGGCGGCATATCACGAGCCCGGAACTCCTATCCTGGGTAGTGGTGATCCTCCGGTGGCAGAGAAGACCATCGTCTGTGATGACCTGCTGATCTCCAATGCATTCGTCTATGATCTGGATGAGACTCTTGCTCACTACAGCCTGCGTAGCGAGATCGCTAAGAAGATTGGTCACGCTCTTGCTGAAGCCTATGATAAGAAGATCTTCCGTCAGATCGCTAAGGCTGCTCGTGAAGCACACCCGATCACTGCTGCTCCTGGTCCTGAGCCCGGCGGTAGCATCATCCAACTGGGTGTGACCAAAGAGTATGACGCTCAAGCCTTGGTGGATGCCTTCTTTGAAGCTGCTTCGATTCTCGATGAGAAGAACCTGCCCAAGCAAGGTCGTACCGCTGTGCTGTCCCCGCGTCAGTACTACGCACTTGTGTCGCAGGTCGACTCGAATATCCTCAACCGTGACTTTGGCAACAGCCAAGGTAACCTAAACAGCGGTGAAGGTCTCTATGAGATCGCTGGTATCTCCATCAAGCGCTCCAACAACCTGCCCTTCCTGGCTGGTGCTGTGGCTTCTGTGAATGGTGAGAACAACGATTACTCTGGTGACTTCTCTACTAGCTGTGGTCTCATCTACTATAAGGATGCTGCTGGTGTTGTGGAAGCAATGGCTCCCTCCGTGCAGACTACTTCTGGTGATGTGTCTGTGATGTATCAAGGTGACCTGATCGTGGGTCGTCTTGCTATGGGTTGCGGTACTCTGAACCCTGCTGCTGCTATTGAGCTGCAGTCGGCACGTTCCTGATAACTGAGGATTAACAAATGGCTAATCTTTCTACTGCTGCTGGTAATGGCGGTGTGGCTGGTAACGTTAACTTCGCTACCCGCACCGTAACTGGCGCATACGCTTCTACCTATGCTGATAACGGCAACCTGGCTGTCTCTGACAACCACGCTGTTCGTCGCTCTGTGTCGCGTACTCATGGCACTGCTACCGCCTCTGGCGTGTTCTCGGAGACTCAGTGTCTTCGTACTGCTTACGTTGGGGTTGAGGCCGATTCTCCGGCACTTGACGCTAGCCGTACTGCTGCCTAATTAGTTCTATATGGGGATCCTTTCGAGGGTCCCTTTTTTATTCCTTTAATAACACTATTGTTATGCCGTTTACCAATAACGCTCAGGCTACACTACAAGCTGTAAATGAAATTTTATCGTGTATTGGTCAGGCGCCTGTAACCACCATTGAGGCACAGACCATCACTTATGAAGATGGAACAACTGTCGAGGCTGTAATCAACCCGGAAGTTGCAATTGCATACGAGACACTTCTGCAAGTCTCAAGGGAGGTACAAGCTGAAGGTTGGACATTCAATCGAGAGTTTGAGTATCCCGTAGTCCCAGATGTTAACGGACACATCTCTCTCACTAATGGTATGTTGCAGATTGACCTTAGTGAAACAGTAGAGAATACTAACTATGATACCGTGCTCCGTAACGGTCGTCTCTACGATAAGATTGAACATACAGATGTATGGGATACCACTAAGACATACTCTGTTGATGTTCTTTGGTATCAAGAGTTCCCTGATCTTCCCCAAGTATTTCGTGATTACATCACAGCACGTGCTGCAACAAGGTGTGCTATTCGTCTTGTTGGTGATGTAAACCTCACTCAATCATTGGCATCCTTTGAGACGTGGCGTCGTGCTAACTGTCTTGAGTACGAATGTAATGAAGGTGATTACACGATGTTTGGATTCAAGAGAGGTTCTGGGTTCTACAACAGCTATAAACCATTCCAGGCTATCTTACGATGACAGCAGTATCTCAACGCATCCCTCTTTACACTGGTGGTGTATCACAACAAGCCGATGAAAAGATGGGCTTAGGACAAGTAAAGGAGGCTTTGAACTGCTACCCTGATGTTACCCTAGGTATGATTAAACGTCCTGGTGGTAGGTTCACTGGTCTATTAAATGGGCTAACTCCCAACAGTGCTGACACTCAAAAGTGGTTCAACATCTTCAGGGATAATGATGAGAAGTACATCTCTACTATTGCACCTAACGGTACACCTCGGGTGTGGAACTTAGTAACAGGTAATGAGGCTACTGTTAACTACCCAGCTGGTAAGGAAGCAGCGGTTAAAGCTTACCTAAATGCTGCTGATCCACGTAACCTAAAGACCCTTAC